AGAGGTAGACAGATTTGAAGAGCTAACATTGTCCTCATACATATCGTAAGTTGTGCTGTTTGCCCAATCACGGCGAGGAACCGCAAAGGCAACATCACTAGATGTGATATTTTTACCTGCAATTGTCTGATCCCAGACATAATATTCATTAGATACGTCATCAGCAGGTGTAGGTGGAGATGCATCTGTACCGCCAGTTGTACCACTAGTAAATGGTGTTGCTTTGCCAATCAACATATAGTATTTGTTTGGCGCAGCTTCAGAAAACGACTCTTGAAACTGTGTCGCATTATGAAGTCTAAATTTTTCTGTTATGATTGCTGTCATTGTTCGATTCCTCTAATCTGTATTAGTATTTATACATCCCCATCGACTATGATTTAGTTATCCTCAAATTATAAGTCGTAATAGTTGCTGCTGATCCGTTGGGAAATTCTTGTGAACGATAGTCATCACCAGATTGTAATGTTTGATAATTACCAGCTCCGTTCAATCTCGTATCAACCATAGCAGTACCTCTTGTATTACCACCAGATGTTGCCAGTGAATATACAATTTGGTAACCATCACCTGATTCAGAAGCAGTTTCGCGTATCCATTCTAAAAATAATCCTTCTATTACAGCCTCCGTTGTCTGCGCGGTTAGTGTCTGACCGCTATCTGCAATAATCAGTGGGGTGGCCAAACTTCCAAATCCGTCACTCCCCTGATTTCTTCTGTGAAGAAAATAATTTGTAACCGTTGTTGGTTGATCCAATGTCTCTGGAATACCACTAGCCGCATATGCACTTGTATCTGCGCGGGTATCAGTAAATATTGCGTCCGTAGAAATATTAGTATAACCAGTTGCAGCTGTTGCAGAAGTCGTAACAGTAAAAGTTCCAGCAGTCGTATCTGACTCAGATGCGGCAATTAACTTATCAATTGCAGGGTGTAAAAATGTATCCTTAATATCAGCAAGTGACATTGCAATAATTGATTTACTGCTTGAATCAAAATACACGGGCCAAGTCGTTCCCGTATCTGATGTTGGAGAAACACTTGCATAAGTCTGAGCAACGCGATCATATGTTACAGTAACAGTGGCAGGTTCAGCGGTTGTACCTTCTGCAACAAATGCAGATGCATTAGTAGACGCAGCACCAGCTTGTAATCTCGTATCAGACATTGCCTGCAAGTTTTGTGCTGAACCAGTATCAACTGTTAGAGTGACAGACGGACTACCACCATACAAATAACATATATGATCTACCCATGCCGTAACTTCAGCAGTGGACATTTCTTGTAGCGTGTTGGCATCAACGTATTTTAGTGGTGCTCGAACTGTCATTTACCATCTCCCATTATGCACCAGCTGTGTGGAATGTTGCCAGAGTTGTACCACCTGAGTTTTTTATTAGTAGAGTAGATAGAGTTTTCATTTCAGCAGAACCTACGGAATCGTTTGCCATTTTTGCCTGTGTAACTGCGTCATCAGCAATATTAGCAGTCTGTACCCAAACACCAGTGAGAGTTCCACCAGCAGCACTTGTTGCAAGTTTGACAACATTATTATGGTAAAGATCAACTGCGCCATCTTGAACAAATTTAAGACCAATTTCATCAGTTGCTGCGTTTGATATGTAAACAGTGCTACCAGCGACATAGAGATCGCCAGTACCACTATCCATAAGATAACTATGACTACCAGTATGTTTTATTTCTAGATCAGAACTAGCACCCATTAATATCCTAGCACTATCAGGGAAAAGAATGTCATCAGTACCAGTAGGAACTGTAAATACTGTGGCGTCAGCATCGTTCTTTAAAGTTATATCTGATGTGCTGCCTTGTCCTGTTAGGATTAAACCCTCGGCCGATGTGTAACCAATTGCAGCATTATCACCCGCCGCAGTGTCACCAGCTGGTTCTACTGTTCCTGTTGCTGTCACATTACCTGTTACATCTAAACCAGAACTGTCGATATCGACTCGTTTGGTTCCACCAGTGGTGACGTTGACTGTATCAGCAGCACCAAAGTAAATACCTGTATTTGTGTCGCCCGTGTTTGTAATAGATGGTGCTGATACGCTACCGTCTGCGAATGATGCAACACCAGTAATCGATGGGCCCGCGAGAGTAACAACAGAGGCGGTTGCACTAATACCAGAAGTCAGTGCAGAACCCGTACCCAACAGAGTATAGATTTCAACAAAGTTATCATTTACTTTGTCACCACCGATACGAAGAGTATCACCTGTACCGTCGCCTTCGGTAGTTCCTAATCCTATTGATTGATATGCCATTAACCTTGTCCCCTTCTATCGTAATAACCATTTGTGTTCATCGATACGGTGGAGTCAAAGTCCTGACGTATAGCAATCTGACTACTCGTATTCGTAAGAACAATGTGTGTACCACCAGCAAATGTACCGTTGTTATTAGAGGAATTTTCACCGGCATTATTAGCATTTTGGTTAGTTGGAGTAGCATCCGTTACGTCTGGATGTGTAAGTGTGACACGGACTCCAGAATTACTACTAGCAACTTGACCAACCAAACCAAGAATTGCTCTAGTCTGAACCCCTAGAGGGGTTGATACTGCTTGTGTAACTCTTGATGTTCCAATAGCTGTAGCATTGATATTTACAATCTGTGCCTTAAAGATAAATTCATCTCCATCTTGAATAAAGTTTAAAATATTTGACGAACCATCTGTCAGAACTGCTCCAATACGTCTAAATGCAGAAGCACTATTATTTGCAACTAGATTTGCAGCAGTTACACTCGTATCAAAACCAATATCAACACTACCACTAACAACAATTGCATGAACGTGATACCATGTGTTAGTTGCAATACTAACACCTGATGCCAAACCACCATTACCCGACCCTGATGCCCAAGTTGCATCAATCCTTTTAGTCATCGCACTGGCCAATACGATATCAACGGCATTTGCATTATCTCTTACTTCGCCTACTGCAACAGTAATATCATGAGCGGTATCAGTTGCGTTTGATAATCCCATACCCGATAGATAACCTCTAGGTAATCCAGCATCAATATAAGTGGCAATTCTTGATGCAGCAACTTTTCTATTTGTACCGCCAGCGCCATCGTCAATGATGAACAAGTCTGCATCAGCAATCGCAGCACCAATATCTGTTGCACCATCGATGTCTAGGTCTGCAAGTGGAATGGAACCATCAGGAAATACTGGAGCTTGAGAGAATGTCACAACACCATTGGATGCAATTGCCATAGAATCTGTATCACCAACAGAACCGATATTACCATCATTAGGAATAACGATGTTGCCACCTGTGGTCATCGTTCCACTAACATCAAGATTAGCATTTACGTCCACAAGAGTTGCATTCAGTTCAATCTCATCGGTTGCGTTAATATCTAGAACCGTTGCACTAGGTGCGTTGATAAATTGACTTGCATCATTAAACTGAAGTGCCATAGTGCTGTTAAGCAATAGTCCAGTGTCAGCAACATGAGTTAAAGTCACATCATCATCTGCACCAAACTTTAACACTGCGGCGTCATGTTGTAGTTCCAAATCTGCTTGAAGAGTAACATCACCACTAACATCTAAAGTTCCATTTAAATCAACTGCTGTAGCATTTAATTCAATTTCATCAGTGGCATTAATATCTAGAACCGTAGCACTAGGTGCATTGATAAACTGTGATGCATCATTAAACTGAAGTGCCATAGTACTATTAAGTAAAAGACCAGTATCAGCAACGTGTGTCAACGTAACATCTTGATCATTACCAAACTGAACTGTAGAACCATCTGCAAGAAAAATATCAGAAAACTCTTTCGTTGCACTACCAATGGTCGCACCATCAGCTGATGCTGGTAAAATACTTGTGGTTATCTGTGGACTTGTTAGTGATTTATTTGTAAGGGTCTGAGTTGCAGTATTAAGTGTTACCGTATCAGAAGTTAAAGAACTACCGTCACCAACTAGAGTATAAATCTCAGTGAAGTTAGCATTTATTTTTGCACCTGTTGCTCTTAAAGAATCACCTGTACCATCATTCGCTGATCCGCCGAGTCCTATTACTGATTTTGACATAGATTTCTTCCTTTATTCTATTTATATCTTTTATATATCAAAAGTTTCGCCACCATCAAAAGTTAAATTATTAGATGCAAAAGTTAAATCTGTTGAGAATGGTGGATTTAATACAGATTGGATATACAAATCAGTTTCAGTTCCATCCTCAAGAATGATTTGATCATTCTCATCTGCCGCAGTATTGAACACTATGAAATCATAATCGTCTTCAGCAGTTAATTTACCAGTTTGATTAACAAATATATCGGATGGTGTATTGAACGGATCAAGTATGGTGTTACCAGATACACCAAATGGAGGCATACCAGTGTTTAATGAATCTTCTAGTGCAATAAACGTCCTTTCAAGTTGTATTTTTTGGCCAACACCAAATCCAGTAGAGTCTTCCAACAGAAGATCATCACCAAATGTTGTTGCAACAGTTGTTCCATCTTCCAGTTTAAATGTTCCAATCTCTTGGCCCTCAAGTATGATGGTGTCATCAATAAGACCATCATTCTCATTTGGAAAGAATACCAAAGAATCTCTACTAAAGTTATTACTAGAATATCCTAGAGATGTGTAAGTGGTGCTAGTTACACTCTGATTTAGATTAAAATCTACCGCGGCTTCTAATAAAATATGATCGCCTAAATCTGTTCCGTCACCAGCAGTTTGAGTAAGTAACAAACGACTACCTCTTTGAGCACTGCCAACTTCCAGTTCAATACCATCGCCTGTAATACCCTCAACAGTTTTTGTTGCAAGGAATTCAAGACCATTGGGTGTTGCAACATTAACGCTTGCAGTTACCTTGGTTGTAATATTCTGTCGTAAGAATACATCTACATTTAAGTCAGCATTTCCATCATAAACAAAAGCTTCACCTTCTGTTTCATCCAGAAGATTATCAACCACACTTGTGTCTTCTCCAAGTATGAAAGAGATACCATCACGCAAATCATCTTCAAGACCAATTGAATCACCATCTTCTGTAAGAATATCTGATCCGGCATCGTCCTGAGATTGTTCGAGATGACCATCTTCTGTTCCATCAAAGACTAGGTTATTTGATATGACTTCTGCACGTTCTGAAACAATACGATCCAAATCTTCTGT